AATATAATGAACTGTCAGTATTATCCTATTATCCCAATGCCGAATATTTGGACTGGGACGCCCTACCCCAAGTCTGATGTATCAAGGGCAAGACCCATGCAGAGGCTTCTTAACAAATTATGGTCTTTGGCTCTGTCTCATGCCCAGTCGTCCGCAGGTTTAAAACTAATTGTACCTATGGGCAGTGCAATTCATGGTATTGAGAGACTTGAACAGGACTGGTCAAATCCAAACGCAGTCATTGAAATTGACACCTCGCAGGGTGAGCCTCACTATCCTGCACCGCAACCTCTTGCTTCTGAATTTTACAGGTTGATACAGCAGTGTGAGTTTTACATTGATTTTACCTTTGGCCTGCCTGAAATGATGCATGGGTTTCCAGAGAAGGCACCTGAGACGGTCAGGGGTACAGAGCGTATGCTTGCCTTAGGAGCAGAGAGGCCCAAGTCGAAACTTCGTGACCTGGAGTTTAGTCTCAGTCGTTTAGGTATGATTATATACCACATGTCGAAAGGTCACTACAGTTTTCAAAAGATTTTCAGGCTTGCACAGCCTAATAACAATATTACAGAGGTCATGGCAAATTATTACGATGATGTTACAGGTGCGGCCCTGGATATTTTCAAGGATAAGATTAACCTGTTTCAGCATGACATAAAAATTGAGCCTGGCTCGACCCTGCCAAGTAGTAAATGGGCAGAGCTTGGTGTTTACATGGAGGCCTTCAAGATGGGACTTGTTGACGATATTGAAGTATTGAAGAAACACCCAGACATTTTTGATAAAGAAGGTATTATACAGAGAAAAAGTTTACTTGCTCAAGCACAGCAACAGATTGGACAGCTTGAGAAACAGGTACAAAGCTTGCAGGGTGACCTGCAGACAGCACAAAGGGAGTCCACTCAAGATAGGAAACGAGTTGCCGTTGAGAAGTTCAAAGGCCGACTTTCCAAAGTTGAGGCGGACGCCAAAGCCACTAACAAAATACAAGCTAATAAGCTTGCTAATACGGTGAAGCTTGAAATGGAGAGATTGTTACCGGCGGCAGAGGATGCCATTATGGAATCCATGGCGCCATATATTGCTGAAGGTGAAACACCAGGAGGTGAAGAACTTGAAGAAGGTACCAGTCCTGCTCCGTAGGTTTCAAGACATCGAAAGGATAAATAATGGCAGATTATGAGGCAGATGCTATCGACTATGATGATAGCACCGGAGGTTCGACCAACTTCCAATTCGCAGATGAACCCGGGTATGGCATGGATGAATTACCAGCCACCGGCGAGGAAAATCCTACTTCAGGAGAGGATGTAAACTGGCAAACTGAGGCTAAAAAGTTTCAGTCTATGTACGATACGGCCAACTCAAAGTTGTCCGAACTCGAAAAAATAGAGCCGTTGAAAAATCTTTTGGAGACGAGGCCAGACCTTGTCAAGAAACTTCAGGAAGGGATTGTCAGCGGAGAGGAACAAGGTGTGCAAGCTTCGGACGTTGGACTTAAAGAAGATGAGTTCAACCCCTGGGATGCTTACTACAAGCCCGATTCTCCATCGTACAAGTTCCGGCAAGATAGGGAACAGCGTACGGTGCAGGAAACTCTTCAAGGGCATATGGCGGCTCTGGAACAGGAACAGGCAATCAAGAACACCGTTACAGAACTCAGGAATTCTTATCGTATGCATGATGATGAGATTCGTGATTTTATGGACTGGTCACTTCAGCCTAAGGAGGCTGTTGGTCTTGGTAATCTTGTAAGTGTTTTTCGAGGGTCGCAGGGTAAGACACAGGAAGTACCTAATTCTGTAGAAGCTGTGAGACAAACCCAAAGAGGTCCTGCTTCGGCAGGGGCTTCTCATGGACTGAGTCCTCAGGCGAAATCGTCTGAACAAAGTGCATGGGATGGGATTATCAAATCAGGTAGCAGAAATAACGTACTTTAATAACTAATAACTGAGGAGATTATTTAATGGCAAATTATAATAATCCAGGTCCGTTAAAGTTTGGCGAACCCGGCGCAGTTATAGACAGTACAGTACATTCCAGGCGTTTATATAATTTCGGCGACAGAGTTGCCGATTTAGCGCCCGAGGAATCTCCGTTCTTCGTCTATCTGTCAAAGGTGGCCAAAGTTCCAACGGACGACCCGCAGTTCCGATGGTTGAAAGACCGTAATAAGATTCAAATGGCAGACCGGAGTTTTGCGATAGACGCATCAACTCATACCGTCCCTGCAGCAGGTAGCACACTTAGCTATTCTGTTGATGACGGTTCCGGTGCAAATGTCGGTTGGCTTATTAAAGGCATGGTGTTTACAGTTGGTGAAACTAATACTTCCACCAATGAACCTGAAACAGCGATTGTTCGCATTGAAAGTGCTCCCGTAGTTGGGTCTACAGAGACCTCCTTTACGGGTCGTACAATTTCTGCTGCATCAGGTAGTACAACATCAGCCGCAGACGGTACTAAATGTACTGTTATCGGAAGTGCATTCGAAGAAGGGTCAGGTGCCCCTGATTCATGGGCTCGTGAGCTTGAAAACGGTTCGGGATATTGTCAGATATTTAAAACATCTGCCGAATTGACCAACACCGCTAGAGCCACACATTATCGTGGATACGCTGATGAGTGGAGCCGAATCTGGAACCTGAAACTTCGTGAACATAAGGTTGACATTGAAAGGGCAATGCTTTACGGCAATTCCACAAGTGTCAACAGTATCAACTACACCGACGGAATTGTCGGACATATCATTGTAAACTCGCAGTCGCAGCTTGCAGATAACGCTCAACTCTCATATACTGAGGACAAAGGTTATTTTTCAAGTCGCACTGACGCACAGGTTACATATGATGCGTTTCTGGCAGACCTTGAGGTAGTATTTGACCCTGCCCGCGGAGGTTCTTCCTCCAAGCTGGCATTGTGTTCACTTCCTGTAATTACGATGTTTAACAAGATGGGTAATGCTGGTTTTATTGATAATTCAACAGTCAGCACCCAAGCACAATATATGATTGACAGGGCTCAAGGGTCCTTCGGTCATAAAGTGATGAAGATAGATACTGTTCATGGTGACTTAACACTGGTTAAAGAACCTATATTCAGAGGTCATGCGGCCGGTTTTATGGCTCTCGTTGACCTTGACCAGGTATCATATCGCCCTCTTGTTGGAAACGGGATTAACAGGGATACGCATATTACTACTAATGTTCAGGCGGCTGATGAGGACTTACGGAAAGACATGATTCTAACAGAAGCAGGTCTTGAAGTATCTCTTCCTGAGGCGCACGCTTTGTTTAACTTTGAAAGTCAATACACAGCGGCCTAATCGGAGGATAAATCATGAAAGCTGATAGAATAAACAAAAGTAGTGGTAAATACCAAACAGCGCACGTAGAAGGTGTAGTCGGTAGCTACTTCGGCATGACCGTAGGAGCACCATCTGTATCTAGTAACGCTTGTACACTCGTAAACAACCAAGTAAACTCGCCAGCTTATACTGGTGCAGCGGCTTTAACAGCCACTATGCCATCGGCAAAAGCGGGTTCAAAATGTGTATTCAGTTTTTCAGCGGACCCCGCAGGTGGGGTCAATGCGTTGACTATTGATTGCGCAGGCTCTGATGTATGGGAAACCGGATGTGTTGTTCCAACAACATCAAGCAACCTTGTTACATACGATGTTTCAGCGGCTGACGAGACTAGTCTAGTCTTTACACCAACAAACGATACCGTGAATTTCTTATCACATGGCGCAACTATTGAGTTCGTATGTGAAAGAAATGGTTACTGGTATGTTCATGTCACTAACCTAAATAGTGATATTGGTGTGACTGCTGGTGCCTGTACAGGTACTTTGGCATTTGCGTCCTAACCGGAATAAATAAAGGTAGCAGTTTTTGAATACTGCATTTGCTGTCGTATAAAGGTCAGTCAATAAAATTCAAAGGCGGTTGAAGGGTTAAACTTTCTTCCGCCACTATGCCAGTAGACAAAGATATAAGTCCTTTAGAGAAGGCAATGATGACTGCACAGGTGCAGAACATCTTTGGAGATAAGCAGTCCTATGAGTATGAAGGTGCCGCTGCAGAGAGCACATATCAGCCTTATGGTACCATGTACGATTACACTGAACCCATGCAGGGTGGAGATGAAATGAGCATGGTTGAATCTATGCTGTCACCTGGGCCAGGTTATAATGTCCTAGGAAGAATGAAGGGTAAATGGGAATCCGGTAAGCCTATGCAGGCTGCAGGTGAGCTTCCATTACTTCTACTTGCTCTTGGTGGCTTGGTAGGTGGGAGGCTTTCGAAAAACTTGATACAGAAAATGGTTAAAGGCAAATTAACAAAGGCTGAAGCAGCGAAGGTAGAACGTGCATTAGAACATGTGAGAACAACAGGTGAAGGTGTATTGGCTGCTGACAATCCTTTACTTCAGGGGTATCTACCTTCAGGTCCGCCAAAGGTGCCTTATCTTGGTAGGTTATTATATTCATCTCCTACAGGGCCGTTTCCTGCACCACTACATCTTCCACAATTCCAACATTTGCCAGGAAGTGCTCCATCACGTAAGTTATTATATTCATCTCCTGCAGGGCCAGTTCCTTCATCAATAGGCCTTCCAGCAAAGACACCAACAGATATTCCTGGGCTAATAGATATGAGTGATTTTATAAAAGGTAGGCGCTAATGCGAATTTCAGGGATATGCAGAAATCATGGGTATTACAAGGGAGAATACTGTCTCAAGTGCCGCGATGAGAAGAAAGATTCTAAATGGACTACTAACCTTTACATGATAAGTAATCTTGGGAAAAGAACAGATATTGAATTCACACCTCAGACAATGGATGAGA